ATGAAATTTAATTTAAAAATAGAGTACTTAGGAAAAAGAGAAAACAAACACGAAGCGGAAAAGGATATGTATCACTTAACGTTTAAAACTTATAACGCTGAAATTACAGGAAAGTTTGAGAAAAGCGAAATAAGACATTTAATAGAACAATTAGACAACGCAATTATATGAAAACACTTTGGCGCAAAAAAAATGGTAAGTGGTATAAGTTAAAGCCACATACCGATAAGGTAAAATATATAGCTTGTGATGAAACGAGCCAAACAAACTATTATAGTAGGACTAATAAAAAAAGCACATACAGAGAACTATGAGAGCAACATATTTACATTACGAGAATGGTAAGGGCTATGATGTTATAGACTTTATAAAAGACTACAACCTAAACTTCAATAGAGGAAATATAATTAAATACATTTGCAGAGCAGGTAAAAAAGAAAGTGAATTAAAAGACTTAGAAAAAGCTGCTGATTATTTAAGACGTGAAATTGAATACATAAGGAACGAACAAGAAAAATGGATAGAGAAGAACAAGTAATAAACGACAAGCACCTAAACTACTTAAAGAGTGTACTAATAGCGCAATTACTTCTCGAGGCAAACGATGAACTAAAAGGAAGTAAAGCGTTTAGACAAAACATAAAATACCAAGTAGGCAAGACTAACAAACTATTAGAAGAGGTATACCAAGAAGGATTTAATACAGTATACCACAACAACCCAGAGATGTGCATAAACGTCCTCAACAAAATAGATGGCTTAATACACAAAATAAAAACAGCTACTATTGACGAACTTGTAATGATTGATGCCTTAGTAGATAAGTATTTTGAAAACAAAGACGAGATAAACGAAACACAAACCGCAGAATTTACAAAAATAGAATAATGACACTACAACAACTTAAAGAAGAACTAAACAAATACTATAAATTTGATATATCAGAACGTAATAGACAACGTGAATACTCATACGCAAGAAAGGTGTATTGTAGACTTGCACGAGAATTAGGGTACACGTTTCAAGCATTAGGGCAAGAGATAGGATTAAAGCACGATGCGGCGTTATATCATTATAGAGATTTTAAAGTATTACAGGAACGAGATAAAAGGGTATTCAACCAAATAATAAAAGACTTTAATTTACCTATACAACCCTGTGCAACTAAAAAGAGAATAAAGCCAATAGCAGACACGCTTAAAACACAAAACCCTAAGACATATAAAGAGGCACTAATAAACGAACTAATAGACATAGTAAGCAAGTGGGAGGATAACACAATAGAAAACTTTATAAACACACGATTAAAGGTGTACAACAAACTAATAGAAACCACTAAACCACAAAAGAAAATAAAAGAAGTAAAAGGTGCTACATTAAACAGACCTGTTAAAAACCCTGTACTATGCTAATAACAAACGAGGACAATATGGAACTAATGGCAAGGTATGAAGATAATTACTTCGACCTTGCTATTGTAGACCCTCCTTATGGGATTGATGTTACAAAAATGAATATGGGTTCACGCAAAAGAGCAGAACAGGATAAAAAAAAGAATTGGGATAACGCAGTACCTACACAAGATTATTTTAAGGAGTTATTTAGAGTGAGTAAAAATCAAATAATATGGGGTGGTAATTACTTTGAACTTCCCTGCAGTCAGTATTTTTGTATTTGGGATAAAGCGGAAACAATGTATGGTAGAGATTTTGCTGAAGCTGAATATGCTTGGGTAAGAAAAGGGGGAACAAGAATATATAAGAAAAATCCCAACCAATTAAATAGAATACACCCAACTCAAAAACACGTATCTCTTTATGAGTTTTGCTTAATGAATTACGCAAAAGAGGGGGATAAGATTTTAGACACACATTTAGGTAGTGGAAGCATTGCTATTGCCTGTCATAATTTAGGATATGATTTAACAGCTTGTGAATTAGACAAAGAGTATTACGATGCAGCAATGAAAAGAATAGAGCAACACAAAGCACAACAAAGGTTGTTCTAAAAAAATATAATTATGTTTATATATTAGTAAGTTCAGTTAACTAATTAAATACTGATTATGGATAAAAGAAGATTTAATAAAGGTACTAAAGGCAATAAAGGTGGTAGACCAAGCAAAGCTGCCGAGCATAAACTAATAGAACGTTTAGATGCTATAATAGACAAAGACGAAGCATTGGCAAAGTTAGGCGAGTTGGTATCTAAAGGCGATATGAGGGCATTACAGCTATATTTAAGCTATCGTTATGGCAAACCAAAGGAAAGCGTAGACATAAACAGTTCAGAGGGCTTAAACATCAATTTCAGAGATTTAATTAAATTCGTAGACTAACGATTGATTAACGTACATAACAAATACAAGACTATTGTTAGCGAACGTAGTAGGTATTATATTGTAAGTGGTGGGCGTGGGTCTGGAAAATCATTTTCAGTAAACGCCCTTTTGGTAATGCTAACATACGAAGCAGGACACACAATACTATTTACACGCTACACCCTAACTTCTGCATACATATCCATCATACCAGAATTTATAGACAAGTTAGAATTGTTTGGGTTTACACAACACTTTCACATAACTAAGGACGAGATAATAAACAAACAGACAGGAAGTAAAATAATATTCAGAGGTATAAAAACTTCAAGTGGCGACCAAACCGCTAATCTAAAATCATTACAGGGCATTACAACGTGGGTGGTTGATGAAGCAGAGGAACTAACAGACGAACAGAAGTTTGATACTATTGATTTATCGGTAAGACAACAAGGCAAACAAAACAGAGTTATCCTAATACTTAACCCAACTACAAAAGAGCATTTTATATACAAACGTTTCTTTGAGGATAGAGGGGTACAGGAAGGAAGTAATATAACCAAAGGCAATACAACCTATATACACACCACATACTTAGACAACATAGACAACCTATCAAAAAGCTACATAGAGCAAATAGAACAAATGCGAGAACGTAGACCAGAGAAGTACAAACAACAAATGTTAGGTGCTTGGCTAAACAAAGCAGAGGGGGTTATATTTAATAATTGGACAATAGGCGAGTTTAAACGAAAAGGTGTATCGGTATGGGGACAGGATTATGGTTTTGCAGCAGACCCAACAACACTAATAGAAACAAACATAGACACAAGCACAAAAACAATATACCTAAGGGAATGCGTATACCTTCCAAGATTAACAACTTCACAAATAGCTGAACTTAATTTAAAACACGCAAGGGAGGGTTTAATAATAGGCGATAGTGCAGAGCCACGTTTAATAAGCGAAATAAAAGCTAAGGGGTGCAACGTAAAACCATCAATTAAAGGGCAAGGTAGTGTTACATACGGAATTAGTTTACTACAAGATTATGATTTAGTAGTAAGTCCAGACAGTACAAACCTAATCAAAGAACTAAATAACTATCGTTGGTTGGAACGCAAATCAAACACACCAATAGACAAATACAACCACTTAATAGATGCGGTTAGGTACGCAGTAGGTTATCAATTACAAAACCCTAATAGAGGTAAGTATATTGTTCACTAACCTGTTGGAAAAAATTTTCGTAAAATTTTCGTAAGTTTTTTGTTTAAAATTTGTTTATAATTAAAATAAAGTTGTATATTTGTAGAGAACAAAAACAATAACAATTATGAAAGCAACATTAAAATTTCAAAACAACAAACAAGCTACAGAATTTGCAATGGCTTGGTCAAGAGCAACTACAGGAGGACACACTTTAGGCGATACAGATATAACAGTTTATAATGTAGATGAAGCAGGAAAAGAATTTATAAACAACTATATAGCTAAATTAAACAAATAAATAAAATCAAAACAAACACAACACCCTTGCAAAACGCAGGGGTTTTTTTATGCCTAAAATTATTTAAAAACGTTTATATATTAATAAGTACAAGTATATGAATGTAAATTTAAGAATACCGACAACCCTAAATGAAATAACCTTAGGGCAATATCAAGAATATGCAAAGTTAGAAGGACTAAGCGAAACAGACTTACAACTAAAGACCATTGAGATATTTTGCAACGTGCCACCAATAGTGGTGCGCAATATGAAAGCCACAGACATAGTAGAGATATGTAGTATCATTAGCGGTATGTTTGACACTAAGCATCAACTAATATCTATGTTTAAAATGAACGGTGTTGAGTATGGTTTTATCCCATCGCTTGAGGATATGAGTTTTGGCGAGTATGTGGACTTAGATACCTTTATTGGCGATAACGATAATTTGCACAGAGCAGTAAATGTATTATACAGACCAATAGAACACAGA